ACTGGGAGAGCCATCTGGAGTCCATCCAAGACTTGGAAAAGCAATTCCCATTCATTGATCCCATCCCTGTTGAATTAGAACGAACAGGCTGTAATTAGTGCTTGCAGTTCTCCCCAGAACCTGATATTCTCTTCTTGTCAGTTGAAACAGTAAACACAAAAAACACCATGCGTAAATTCACACTCCCCTTCTCCTACACTGTCAACGGTGAAATCGAAATCGAAGCCAGTAACCTTTCCACTGCCATCTACAAGTTCAATCAGATGGCTCTACACCAGAATCCTTCGGGGGACTTCCCCATCTTGGACAAGGCAACAAAACTAGACCCTGATGCTGACACAATGGAAGTGGACGAGGACGAGGCTGAAGACATCAACACTCCCATCAAGTGGAACGTGCAGATCACTCGGACGCAAACTGTCACGGTCGAAGTGGAAGCCCACAGTGAGGACGAGGCTGAAGAGCTTGCCAAACATAAGGTTCACGATGGGGATATGGAAGATTACTTCTCGGACGAAGGTATCGAGGTTGGCGAAGTTGAAGAGGCTGGAGAATAATCCTTGTAACAGGGGAGAGGATACACACCCTCTCCCCTGTCAGTTGAAACAGTAAACACCAAAAAAACTCAATTATGAAAAACTTTTTAGTCCCATATCGTTACAGCAGGTGCGGAGTGTTGGAAGTCCAAGCGGAGTCCTTGGAGCAAGCCAAGGAGTTGGCAGAAGAGCTAAGTGTGGACAATGCCCAGCACGAATTCTTCGTAGCAGACAGCTTCGTCGTGGATGATGAGTTCGCCCACGAGATCACTGAATAGTTGACGGTTCCCCCCAAACCTGCTAATATAACTGCGTTATGAATGACAAACACAAAAACCTCCTCTTCAAGTTAGCTGGTGTCCTGCTGGATAAAGGAATTGACACAGAGTCCTACGACCTCCTGAAGGAGTTAGTGGATGACACTGAGGTCGATCCTAATGCCCCAGTACACAAGCTACTTCGAGCCACGGTGATGAACAGCGAAGGAGATATGGTCTTACCCACAAGGTACGCATGGTTACGCCACGAACCCATTCAGGTGATGGGTATAGATTACAAAAACGATTTGTTATAACGAATATGTACTGCGGGGAGGATCGCCTCCCTTACTAAAAAAATTAGTGTGCATATTCATTTTATCCTTGTACTTTAGATTCATCTGTGAGATACTACTACCGTTATGGAAAACATCACTACCCCACAAGTCCTAGTCAATGCTGCGGCGGCCATCAAAGCCACCAGCGGTAAGTTCGCCAAAGTTATCTATCGCAGGAAGGATGGAGAACAGAAGTCTTACACCATTCGCACTGGTGTCAAGAAGTATGTAGTCGGAGTCGGAAAATTCACGGTTCCTAATAGCGTGACGGTCTACTCAGTCACTGCGGGAAACAAGGGATACAAAACATTCTTGCTTGATGGTATCAAGAGTGTCAAATGCGGAAACACCATCATGTAGCTTTCGGTGTGCGTCATAACAAAGCACCCTTCCACTCCGTATGTGCGGATGATGGAAGGGCAGCTTGTTTTTATAGTGATCGGTATTTCTTGACAAGAATACGAATTCTTATTACACTGGAGGTGTAGGGAGGGTGCTAGTCTGCTATAACGGACAACAATCCCCTCGTCAGTCTGCTATAGCAGACCTTTGCGGAAGACTCCAACCCTCCCGACACCTCTAGTGTATACACTTTCATGTCAAAAAACAAGAAAATAAATCGTCTAAGTTAATAGCGATTATGATTGCAGTCTCCGGTGTAGTGTGCAATACTGCTCTTGTAATGAAAACCACCCTCTACACTCACCTCTTCCTCATCACCTACCACACAGAAACAGAGAAGACCTACACAGGCAAAGTCTTCTACTCAGAGAACGAAGCAGATGCCTATGCTGACCAGCAGACTAGGGAAGACGAAACCATCGGTGTGTGTGATACTTACTACGGTTACGAACGCCTAGCAAAGCCTAGCATGGAATGTTCGGTTGCAGACCACATGACGTTCCTGCAATTCATAAACGATATTTGTGTTTAATTCTCGACAGTAAACAAGAAACCTGATATATTCTCTCTCGTATGACAAACCTACCAAACACGACGGAATCCTTCCAAGCTGTAATGAACGAATATCGTGAACTCTCTCCCAATTACAAAGGTTGGGTTCGGAAAGCAACGGTGGTTGATATGCAGGAAAGCGGAATGTACAACGAGATCGGCTCGTCTGATGTGAACCATCACCTGTTCGGGCTGTATCGTCATCTGGGAAGCTTTGAGGCAATAATAAGGAATGCAGTTGACCTGATGCGGTAAACCTGCTATTCTCTTCTTGTCAGTTGAAACAGTAAACACAAAAACACCATGCTCACCTACCTCACCTCCTTCGCCTCGGAAATCCAAGCACTCGAATACGCTGACACTCTCATCTACGGGGGTGTGGTACAGAAACAAGAAGGCAAATACCATGTATGGCAGATCAACTCTCAGTCTCAGCAATGGCTGTGAAGTTTGTTAGTGACAAGAAACAAGAAACCTGAACATCTTCGACATCTAAAGAAAGTTATTGCTAATCACTAAAAACCTGCTAGAATCTAAAACGTATGAAAAACCTCTCTTCTCTCACCATCTCTGACATAGCCCTCATCATCGCTAACGATTGGGCGAAGGTCAACTTCGCGGCTCGTCCCTACTTGGACGCAATGTTCAATCTGGACAGCATCAAAGATATGTACTATGCTGACACGGGTCGGTCGGTTGTCCTTTACTTCCTGAACAATGCCTCCCCTTGGAAGGGGGACACTGCAAAGGTAGTGAAGGCTGAACTGAAGCTTCGCCTGAAGCGGTAATGCTTGCAAAGAAATAAGAAACCTGTTAATCTACTCACCTATGGAAACCACATTCAAAAATCTCTCTGAAGGACTGAAAGGGTATCACAAGTTCTTAAAATTCGACAATGGCTACCAGTTGTCTATCATCAGTCACTCGTTCTCCTACGGGGGTTCAGAAGGGCTGTTTGAGGTTGCCCTGCTGGACAATAAAGGGATAATCATCTACGACGAATCCCTTGGGTTCTCAGATGTTATTGGTCACCTTGAGTTTGAAGATGTATCAGCAATAATCAAAGCGGTTCGCGCACTTTCCCCTAGACAGTAAACAGTAAACCTGATAGAATTCCCCACGTTATGACAAAAGAAACCTACAACGGCTACACGAATTACGAAACTTGGAACACGAACCTCCACTACTCAGACACCTTCTATGAAATGGTGAAAGATGCGGTGGAGAACCTTCATACGGAGGAGGAAGACTTCTCAGAGGACTTTGACTACAACGACTTCAAGGGAGACCTAGCAACAGGCTTTGAAGACCTCGTATGGGAGATCTCGGGGGTAGACAACCTCCCTGATGGTATCGCAAAAGACTTTGCCCTTCAGGGACTGGGGCAGGTTGACTGGGAAGACATCGCAGAGACCCACCTCTCGGACTTCGATTCACTGAATATTTTCAGGATGAAAGTGTGATGCATGGGAGTCTCTCTCCCCTTCGTGGTGGTGGGGAGAGAGACGATCCGATAAAAGAAAAACGTGTTTACTATAAACTTCTTCTTGCAATAAACTGACCGGCACTGTATATTCTCTCTCGTATGACAAACCTCGCTTTAATCCAACTGTCCCCACTTGATGCGCTATCTTTGACCTTTGAAGTCTTCGCCAAAATCCTCTGGAATTTCTCCCCAGTTATCCTACTCTTCCTTGCCTTCTACGGCGCAGTTAAACTCATCTCCAAGTAATCACCATGAAAAATAATACAGTTACGGACGGTTTCAAGACCTACGAGAAGACTCTTCGCTTTGGTAATCGGGATGCGAAGATGATACACAAAAATACCAAAGGGTACAAAAGAAACGGTAAACACAAAAAGAGCTTGCTATCCTACGTTGACTAGTGTATCTTCTACTACGTTATGAGAAAACCTAATACGCCAATCAAGCCCAATGCACGGCTCAGAGTCATCCTTAACGGAGTTCACATTTACACAAATAAAAAAGGATGTAGTGTAATGTTCGGAGTTATCAGTCAACACCTAGCAGTATGGAATGCCATCAACGTCTTGGAAAAAGAAGGTATCGACGGCTACGGAGCATACATCTCGGGTCACCAAGTGGACGTTGTCGTCCTAAACTAAGTCTTGCCAGTTAATAGTAAACCTGCTAATCTTCTTACCTATGAAATACATTAAAGCTCTGCCTGACCTGATCAATGCGATTGATGCCCACTACAAAATCGTTTCTCACCTTGGGTTTGATCACCTAATCGAAGAAGTACTGATGGTGATGGAAAGCTGGGAAGTCCCCTCGGAGAATGCTGCGTCTCTGCTGCGAGCAGTGAATGCTTCATCCAACAACAACCTGAAGCAAGCGGAGATCGAGTCTATCGTTTCAGTGATGGAAGAGATCGAATCTGATCAGGAAGACTACGGGTACGGGGACTACGAAGACGCTGGTGATATGGCATTCTCTTCTGGGCGGCAGTACTACCAGAACGCTGCTGGTAAGTGCGAGGATGCCCCCTGCTGCGGGTGCTGCGGGATGATGTAGTCTTAGCTTCACGGGGCAGTCCCTCCCTCAAAGGGGAACACGGAGGCTCCCTGCCGTGAATATCAAAAGTGGGAGAATAGTCTTGCAAAGAAACGATAAACCCGGTATCTTCTTTCTCGTATGACAAATCAAACGATCCCCACTGGCACGGTAAAAATGAAATACATTGAAGCGTTCAACAACGTCACCAACCTCAAGTTTGACGTTGATTTTTGGGTGAAGGAAAAAGCGGAGGCATTGGAAGCTGGTGATGAGAATCGCATTTTGGATGCGATCATGGAACTGAAAGGCTTGGAGCGGGAGCTTGCTCATGCTGAACTCGACATGATGTATTACGCTGACATTCTGAAGATGCGGAACTAAATCGTTTGACAAGAAACACAATATATTCTTCTCGTATGAAAAAACACAACTTCGTTTACTTCCTTCGCCAAGTCTTCAACCCTCTTGCCCCCCAGCGTAACTTCGTCGGGGACTGGACACTAAAGCGCACGATTGTCTTCAAGGCATTCTTGGAATCCCCAGAGGATGGGAACCTCGAAGCTCTCGCAGAGAAGATGTTCCACCTGACGAATGCTCCTGTGGAGTCTCACTCTGAGGAGGATCAGGCCCTGCTAAAGAACTATACTGGTGCTTCCCTGAGTGTCGGGGACGTTGTGGTCGTCAACGAAAACGGGGTACACCACAGGTTCCTCTGCCTGCCCTGCGGCTGGGAACGGAGGTAAGACCCCACCCTCACTACCCCCAAGGGAAACCTTGGGGGTTTTCTTTTACCCTGATGAGGTCGCGACCTCTGGAAGTTCACCGCTTAAATAAACGGCAAACCTCTTTACTATAAACTCGTCATTAGCCTACCTAGAAAGCCCACCAGCTAGGCCCTACTGCCCTGTCGGGTATAACCACCTTGCTTACACCCACGAGCCGTGTAGGGTAGCTTATCGTTTCACTAAACGGGGATTATCTTTTATTCATCTTTGTGTTGACCTGTTACCAGTGATGGTGTATCTTCTTTCTCGTATGACAAACAACACCACTGCCCCTGCCACTGCCCCTGCCACTGCCACCTCTATCAACTGGAAGAATCGGACGGTTCGCTCCACGGGGATGCAAGAGTACGGTGACACGGTAACGTACTTCGTCCCCATCAAAGGGGCCACAGTCACGGAGGAACTAGGCAACAAAGCATTCGGTGCTCTTTACTCCAAGGAGCTTGCCAAGCATCGCGGTAACAGGCTGTACCCTACCAGCTTCACCTACAAAGGTATTCAAGACGGCGGCATCTTGGTTGAGCAGTACACCTCTTGCGGGCCTTAGTCGCTGACCAGTCGGTCAGTCAGTCAGTCAGTCGGTCGGTCGGTCGGTCGGTGACCCCCCCCCCCTTGATCGGGCGGGGGACTTGCCGTAGATGCATCATGCCTACGGCGCAAGGCACCCCCACTTACCGGGAGCCACTGGGCTGCACCCCGCCCGACACCTCTAGTGTACAGCACTGCTCTCCTATACACAAGCATAATCGCACGGGTGAGGGTATTTTAATGTTACTCTATGCGTAAGAATCATGAGGAGGGGGGAGGGGGGGATGCCAAAAATATTTTTCAAAATTTTTGGGAGTTTTTTCCTTAAGGAAAATTCTTGACCTTGTATAACTTTTATGTTATAATACTTCATGGTGGAAATACCTATTACAAATAGTATTCTTTATTACTCTCTATTAAAAGCCAAGTCTCTGGGTACTCTGAATAATTCTATATTAAAAGGTGAAGGTAATCTTACTGGATTTGTAGGAGAAGAAGCATTTAAAGTATTCCTTAATAATAAGGATTCTAATAACACTTACAATTACGATATTATTCATAACGGTATACGGTTCGAGGTGAAGTCAAAAAGAACTTCAGTAATACCGAAAGATTATTATGAGTGTAGTGTAGCGGATTACAATACTAAACAGAATTGTGATTATTATGTGTTTACCCGTGTCTTGTGGCACAAGGGTGAACGCTTACCTAGTAAGGTATACCTTATGGGTTGTTATTCTAAAGAAGAATATTATAAGAATTCCAGAAAACTACTTAAGGGTAGTAAAGACGGGGACAATGGGTTTATTGTCCATGCTGATTGTTGGAACATGAAGTATTCTGATCTTAACAGAATAGAAACACTATTAACTTAGACTTTGAATCTTAGTACTGATCCTGCTTCTCTTACTACTTCGCTCCACGGAACTCTGGTGATTGCGTCTTTTAGATTTTTCGGATCCGGTGATCTATCTGCGGATCTTCTGAATATACTTGGGAATACTGCATCTCTGGCAGATTGGGTTTCGGGGAATAATCTGTTTGTTTCTGGATTATCTATTATTTGCTTGATATTCTCTAATTTAGCTCCGGGGACGATTTCGTTCAATTTTTTCTGCACGTAGTCTCGGAGTTTTGAGGCTTTTATAAATTGCATTGCATCCCCGTCGTCGAATGAAATGTAATTAGCTTTGGAGAATAACCAACCGTTGTGGTATCCTACTCCTATTAGTTCTATTAATAGATTACCATTAACTATTTTCAAACCTTTGGATTCTACGGTATTGGCATAATTTCTAGAGTTTGCATTTTCTGGTAGATCAACCCATGCCTTGATGGGTTTTCCTTTTGCGTCTTTCTGATGGGTGAATACTATAAAGTCCTTCTTCTGTCTTTCCTGACCACTCGTTGCTTCCACTGCTCTAAGTTTGTTGCTTGCCATCACCTTCACAAAATCCCCCTCGTTAACCAATCCTTTAGATAATCGAGTACTAAGTTGATGTTGACTCTCGCCGGGACGTAACGTAGATACGGCCTCTTCTATAACATCATTACATTTCTTTAGTATAGATTCTACTAAGATATCAAACTTGGAATACATACTATTAGTTATTCCAATTCAAAGAATTTAATTGACTAGTTTTGTAATGCTGTTATAATTTCTCAATGAAGATAGTAGTGGCAAACGAAGAGATTAAAAATCAAATACAAAGTTATATTGATTATATTAATTCATTTACTATTAAGTTAAACATTAAAGGTAGAGATAAAGTATATATCACCAGTAAGTCGTATCCAATATATATCGTAACTAAACATAACCGGATTATTAGATATAAACCTATCTATAAAGATATCAGTAAAAAGACCTCGTTTAGACTTCGCCAGTTCAGGTTTGACTATACCATCGAAATTATTTCCGAAGTTCGCTCCTGTGATGTAATCATAGTAGACGAAAAGGAATATAGAGCTTTTCGTAGATATACTAATTACCTTTCATTGTTTCATGTGAAATGTAAATTGTCCTCTAAATCTACAGTTATGGTGGATGGAGATGTGTATACAGATTCTACAATATACTTGAAACCTCTTCGTCATGAATTTGACGAGGGTTATGCCTATCTAACTAATGCGGAAGTTTCTTAGACATTAAGATAAGCAATGATTTCATACATCGGCTTTTCGTATGATTGTTCATCTTGATTTGGTCTTCCCAACCAAGAGGAGGTCACATTAATCTGATATTTGTCAGATACTAAAGGATGATCTGTATAAGGATCAGCATTAGTATGGTCCTTCTTCCTCAATCTCAGTAACCTAGTTTCCGGACCTGCTCCTGCGCCGGTTCCGTAGCTTCCGTGGAAGCCGGGGATCGGGGTGTCCAATTCAAAACCTACACTCGCCAATACTTCCGATAAGGGTTTTACAAAGTCATTGGGTTTGAATACTTTTGTAATACCACCCAAGATACTATTAGAATGAATAGCATTTTGGATTTGTTTGACTTCTCTAGAAGTTAAGCGTACCCCATCATTGTGATGTGATTGCTTTTTATTTTCGTTTACTTTAGAGTATGCTTCCTGAAGAAGTTTAAATTCGGTTCTTTGCATAAATTTATTTAGTGTAAAAACAAATAAGTAGTACGAACATCTTTTCTACTAGCAGACAGATCAGATTCTCCGGGTAGTACTATAACATTATATTCATTGGTTTTTCCAATCGAGGTTTTATATAATTCATCCATTGTCAATAAAGATCTAGGATCTATCTTGAAGTATTGAGACACTATTTCCTTGAACTGAACAATTCCTCTTTGACCCCCTACATAAACATTCTTAGACTTAATAATGTTAGCCATTGTTTCTGCAAGTTTCTTTGCAGGTTTGGTGGGATCCTTCTGTAGTACATCAATGATCTGCTCTGCTGGGTGATTACCTATATTTTCGTCTGGTAACTTAACTATTACTGCACCCTGTGGTAATTGCAGATTACCACTTCCCTGTACTTCCTTTACAGTAAATATTACATTAAGGGGTATATTAAATTTCTTAGAGATACTCTTCTTCAAATTGACTTCATCGTCTATATACCATTCTTTGGTAATCAATTTTTTCAGATTGATTCCCGTTACATCCATGACTTTATCAGGATATATAATTACGGACTGCTTATCTTCCGGACTTATTGCTGCATCTTCCTTTCCGCCCATCGAATAATTCATGATGAAATTATCAGGAAGCTTTACAGACTTTGCTACTGCTACCGATTTGGTATATCCATAAAAGGTAATCTCTGGCATAGAACGAGCAAGATCTGCTGCCATCTGGAAATATTTGTAGGATAACATATCCCCAGAATCATTAAATCGAAGTACAGTCTGGATCCCAGACTTTCTATTTTTGATATAATTTAAATGCAATGCTGCCTTCAATTCGTCCTTATAACCTTCGTAATCATTTAGTATATAATTTAATATTCTCTGTTGATTAATTGATACCGCTTTATTTTTAATGTAATTACCTTTTCTTGCATAGCAGTCATTCTTACATTCATCTGCTGATGGACAAGTATTAACTACAATAAGGTCACCAGTGGTTTCGTTGACAGCTATACCCATGATTGCCGGTAGAGTTGTATTATAAAATTGTTGGGATGCTCCTCCGCTTTTCTCCATTTTTTCGTTGGTAGTTAAAAGTGTATTTGGTCTCTGCATCAAAAGTTTCTTGTACCCTTCGAGGTCATAGGTTTTGATAGTATCTCCATTATTGTTTACAATTTCAAAAACTCCTACATTAGCTTTATGTAAAATTGGTCTCGATGATTTATGAGCTTGATATTTTGCAATTTGCTCCGGAGTCATCTTTTTATAATTTGGATAGTTCCTTTCTGCATGTGCATCCCCCATCCATTTAGCGACTCTTTCCGGACTTACTTTTCTTGCAATGGCATTTACATCATTAAATGCTTCTTTAAATGATATTTCTTCTTCAGCTTCATCTGGGACGATTTCGGTCTTTTCTGGCTTTTGTTCATCTTCTGTTTTATCATCTCCAGTACCCATATCCAACAGTTGGATTAATGATCCAAGACCGGGAGCTATATCCATTCCTTGTATTGCATTATTTTCTAATAATGGTTTATTATAACTTTTAGCTAGGAAATTTTCCCACATTATTCTAGAATCTCTATCAAACATAAAGTTATTTATTTGAATCTATCTATATTTAAATGGTAATATAAAATAAATAAAATAATGGACGACATACTAGCAAAACACTTAACAAGTACTCTTTTGCTACTAAAAAACGAAGAAATAATAAAAACCACTGTAGATGAATCTGTAATTCCTTATTATTCTTATAAGGTAATTGATAATTTATTTCATGTAATTACAGATGGTTCTACTATCGTGTCTGAACGTATAGGGTACTGGAAAGATAAACCTGTATTAACATACAATAATAATAAGTATGTTTTATTAGAATCTTCTCATAATATTATAAAAATTGATAACTTAGGAATAACTCCAGAAAGTATAACAAATTTTATAGTAGATACTAAGATTAAAGAAGAGCAGATTAGTAATAATTTGTTAAAATCTATTAAGAATATTATAAACACTAGTGCTCCTAGTGTCAAGCAAAAAGAAATAATAGACACCAGAAACAAAGAAGAAGAAATAAGTAATAATTTGTTAAAATCTATTAGGGATATTATAACAACTAGTACTCCTAATACAAATCCTAGAAACAAGTCAAATACTAAAAGTAATAAAATTGTCAAAAAAGATGCACCAGTAGTACCTAAGGAAGTTAAAACTGTAGTGCAAAATGCACCGGTTTCGGACATAACTCCTACTATTGAAATAATTGATAAAAAAGTAGAAGGTCCTGTAGACAGCACTACCCCGGTTGTTGCTCCGGATTATCTAGATTTGTTAAAAAAATCAGAAATCAATACAGATGCAAATAAAGATTCTAATAATCCTACTGTATCATATGTAGATACACTGAAGGATACCGAGACTGGAGCCACAGGAATTGATAAAACTCCCTCTTCAACTATAGACGAAGAAGCTATCATATCACTATTAGATAAAAATAGAGACGACCCTAGAATAAAGAGGTTGTTTAGCTACCATTCAGATGCCGCTAGAAAGGAATTGTTCGAGATAGCCGATAAATTTAGTAGAGAAAATAAAGAGAATAATCTAAAAATGGCTCACTTATTCGAGAGTGGTGGTGGTACTAATGCAGTTCAATATGCAAATGGTGGTACAATGGATGGGGATTTGTCAATTACAGGCAATCTTCAGGTTACAGGGACTATAGTAGGGGGTAATAGCAACTTAACTCGAAAGGTATTTCTCATAGGTAATGGTGTAGATCTAGATTATACTGTCACCCATGCACTAAACACAAGGAATATAATTGTTAATTTATATAATCAAAACAATGAAAATATAATAAGTACCATAACTAATATTTCAGACAATGAAACCACGGTATCTTTCAACGAACCGATGGATACAGATTCTATTAAAGTAGTGATAATTGGTTAAATTTGACCAAAACTCCCGTAAAAATTTATATTGACCGTTGAAAATTATGTGGTATTATAGTAAATAATTTCATGGACATTACAAATCATCGCAAAGAAAAAATCAAATTCATGCTCTGTGGTCAGAATACCTGCTGCCCAGTATTAACTGAGGTAGATGATAACAAATTTACACTCACAGATGATTATGAAGGTGAAGTGGTTTTGACCAAGACAGAATTAGTTATTCTCAAGAATTTTCTAAATGATAATATAAAGGACTAATGTACACCTTTTATATTTCTTCTGCTATTGGTATCTGTTTAATTTTAAAATATGGAACAATTTTAAACACTTTTAGAGCCAAAACCTCGGCAGTGTTCCCCATCCTAAATAACTTATATAAGTGTTGTTTATGTATGGGTTTTTGGATAGGTTTAATACTTTCATTCTATGTCTATGAGATAGATAATTATGGAGTAGAAAATGTACTATTCCCTTTTGCTGTATCATTTTGGGCATTTCTATCTGATAGTATAATAACTATGATATTTACTATAGTTAATTATTTTACTATTTTATCATCAGAAAAATCTGCGCCTAATAAGTAAGATAATAATACTTTAAATCTTTCTTTAGTATCATCATTCCAAGTACCCTCATCAATTTCGCTCTTAAGAAATTTCATTAATAAATCAGCTTTCATATTATTGGGCATAACTCCATTCGGGAACATAAGCTGATTCCCGAATTGTGCCTTGTCACCATCACTAGCATTAGTAGGTCCATGTCCGGGTCCTGACATAGAAGCTGTAGTTTGATATGAATTTTTAGAATCCATTTCAGGACTATTAGTAAATTCTCTAAGAACAACTTTTTGTTTATAAATGTCTCCCATCTGATAAAAACTGATATCCATGAGTTTATTTAGTTAAATAACTTCATGAAGTTCGATGATTTAATAGATATGTTTATAGAAGAATACCAAAAGCCCAATCCGATGCGGGCAACAGATGGGAACACATGGTTTAAAGGAAAACCTGCGGGGTTTATGGGTGATGATGGAAAAGCAGGAGTGAACGGAGTTTTACCTCAAGGGATGTTTCCTCAAAAACGAAATAAGCCAAATAAGAATAAATATAAAAAATGATAAAATTCGGAGAATATTTTTCGTTGCAGGAGGATCCAGATCAGTTATATATCAATAACGATAATTTAAAAGTCGATGTTGAATACGATTTTGATGATAATACTATATATGGATTTGGTTTTTTAAATACTAACATAGAATTTATGGGAGTGAAACCATTTGCCGAAATGCAATCTCTACATAGTGAACTTGCAGTAGGTCGAGGGTTGTCTCACGGATTGATTAAGAGACTTTTCTTTGAAAAAATAAAAACTGGTATCGTTAATACTTATAATAATGATAATAAATTAGTTAAATTTGATTTATCTGATCTTGCTCAACATCAAGAGTTTATGAAATCTCCTTTAATGAAGCAAATAAATGCTCGTTTAATGTTTTCTCCTTCTGGGAGGATTTGGACGAATATTAAAAATAATGTAGATAATAAATCTGTGGCGGTGCTTTCTTTTTGGGCATTCAAAGATAAACAAAAAAATAAAGATAATGATCCATCGGCCTTCGGTGATAATAAAATAATTCTAGCAGAAGGTTATGAAGTTACTGCTACACATATAAAAAGAATTTTAAATAAAGTTGGGATACCAAGAGATCAATGGAACGATGTGTATTTAGAATTCCTAGAAGATGAATATGCCGGGGCTCTTCACAAAAGATTGACTTTTAGAGAATTTTTGGGTAATACCAATACTGAACCGGCAATAAATAAAACAAAAGAAGATGTCGATAAAGAACAAGAAATGATCAAATCTGGACAAGAACGGATTAAACTTGGTGCTCATGGTAATAAATTAAATACCAATTTTGGATCTCCCGTACAATTACAGAAAGCAAAAAAATCGGGAATACCATCGTATGCAGAGTATCATGCTAAACGAAATCCCCAATCCGAATCGATAGAAAATTATTAAAGTAATTTACCATTATATTAACTTATTATAAGTTAAATAATTATATAATATAATGGAAAATTCAAAAATACGCCTTCACATACCGGGGATTCCATATACCATTACTAGAGATGAATTTAGTCATGATGCATTTACCGGAAAGGTAAAAAAGTTTTCTCGGAGATACTAGAAATGTTTCATATTGTCACTTACAAAAAAGAAAAATGGGATTACCGTTTGATTCATATGGCAAAGGTTTTTATATAAACGAAGATAATTTTTCTTTAGACAAGAATGTAATCGAGATTACCGTTTAAATATATTGCTGTAGGGGAGTTAGATACTTCTTGATTTTGTCTAGTTTTGTGGTACAATTGATCCTATGTCTCATAAGATTAGATGTGTCATTACAGGTAAAACCATTACAGTAAGTAATGAATATTACGAGAATAAAGTATCCCAGTATGGGTCTCCAGAAAAATTTAGTTCTTTATATGTATCGAGGCAAGCTAAAAGTCTGTTAAAGCGTGGTTATAAAATAAAAGATATTAAAGATTTATTTAAAATAGATCTTACAGATTTGCCAGAAATTACTGATAAAATGGTAAAAGATATCTTAAAAATCAAAGATGATGATTTAGATTTAGATAGTAATTCAATTAAAAAATCTGATCTGGAAATTGTGGAATATATAAAAAATCTCCATGAGTATTTAGATCAAAATGCTAGTTTAGGTATGATCACAAATCGAATGTAATCATACCTAAATAAGGAAGCATATGATATTCGATGAACAGATCTCGCGTAAGCCTAATAACTATCCTTGGACGGAAAAATTCATCAAAGCCATGCATGATGGTTTTTGGACCGATAAGGAATTTACATTTAGTTCTGATGTACAACAATTCAAAGTAACACTTTTGGACAAAGAAAAAGAAATTATAATTAGGACTCTTTCTGCTATTGGACAAATCGAGGTAGCAGTTAAAACATTTTGGGCAAGATTAGGAGATAATTTACCTCATCCATCATTACAAGATTTGGGATATGTAATGGCTAGTGTAGAAGTTATTCATAATAATGCATACGAAAGACTACTTTCTGTTCTAGGTTTAGACGACATTTTCGAACAGAACCTTAAATTGGAATGGATCCAAGGAAGAGTGAAGTATCTCCGTAAATATACTCACAAATTTTATAAAGACAGTAAGAAACAATATTTGTATGCTATTATACTATTCACTCTATTCGTTGAGAATGTTTCATTATTTTCTCAGTTTTATGTAATCAATTGGTTTGCTCGATTTAAAAATGTAATGAAGGATACCGATCAACAGGTAAAATATACTCGTAATGAGGAAAATTTACATGCTCTAGTTGGTATTCAAATCATCAATACTATTCGAGAAGAATATCCAGAACTATTTGACGAAGAATTACAGGAACGTATTCTCAAAGAAGCTGGCGAGGCGTTTGATTCCGAATCACAAATTGTAGACTGGATGGTTAATGGAATAAGCGAAGAGGGACTTAGTGCTCCTATATTAAAAGAATTTATTAAAAATAGGATCAACCAGTCGCTAGAACAGATTGGATTTCCTAAGGCATTTGAAGTAAATAAAGAACTACTATCTTCTACGATGTGGTTCGAAGAAGAGTTATTAGGTAATAATATGGCGGATTTTTTCCATACTAGACCCACAGAATATAGCAAAAAAAATCAATCATTTACAGAAGACGATTTATTTTAATTATGAAAAGGGAAAGTTATTATTGGTTGAATAAGGAATCTATAAAATTTCTCGAAAGGGGATATTTGCTCGAAGGGGAGACCGCTATACAACGGTATAGAGATATTTCTATCACTGCCGAAAGATATTTGGGGATAGAAGGGTTTGCAGATAAATTTGATAATTATCTTTCTCGTGGTTTTTATTCATTAAGTTCACCAATCATTTCAAATTTTGGGAGAGAACGAGGACTGCCTATTAGTTGTTTTGGGAGTTATATTCCAGATACTATGGATGGCATTCTAGATAAAGTTTCGGAGGTAGGCATCATGACTAAGATGGGAGGGGGCACATCGGCCTATTTTGGAGCCTTACGGGGCAGAGGCGCACCAATATCTGCGGGTGGTGAATCGACAGGTTCCGTGCATTTCATGGAATTATATGATAAATTGATGAATGTTGTGTCACAGGGAAATGTTCGTAGAGGTTCCTTTGCAGCATATTTGCCAATTGATCATCCCGATATTTCGGAATTTCTTAAAATTCGTTCAGAAGGTAACAATATACAAGACCTATCTTTTGGGGTGTGTATAACAGACGAATGGATGATTTCCATGACCAGTGGAGACAAGGAAAAACGGAAATTGTGGGGAGACATAATTAAGAAAAAATTTGAAAGTGGGTATCCGTATATATTCTTTACTGATACTGTTAACAAAAATGCACCACAAGTGTATAAAGATAAAGGTATGAAGATACATCATACTAATCTTTGTACGGAAATAATGCTTCCGAATTCGGAAGATGAGTCTTTTGTATGTAATTTGGCTTCTATGAATGCCGAAACTTACGATGAATGGAAAGATACTGATGCTGTAAAGACTTTAATTTATTTTATGGATTCTGTTATGACAGAATTTATTAATAAAACCGAAGGAATGCGCTTCATGGAAGCCCCTAGAAAGTTTGCAATCAATCACAGAGCACTCGGGCTGGGCCTTTTAGGGTGGCATTCGTGCCTACAATCTAAAATGGTAGCATTCGAATCGATGACAGCTAAGTTTCTTAATGTCGAAATATGGAAATTCATCAAATCTGAAGCCGATATGGCTACCCAAGAGTTGGCGGTTAAATTCGGGGAACCCCCTCTACTCGAAGGGTATGGTATTCGAAATACTACACTACTGGCAATTGCACCAAATACATCAAGTTCATTTATTGTAGGGCAAGTTTCTCCTAGTACTGAACCTCTTCGTGATAATTATTTTATTAAAGATCTTGCCAAGATCCGATCATCATATAAAAATCCATATCTAAAGATTTTATTGAACGAAAAGGGAATGGATACTGATGAGATTTGGAAAAGTATTTTAGTTAAAGGTGGTAGTGTACAACATTTAGTATTTTTATCACAGGAAGAAAAGGACGTTTTCAAAACTTTTGGGGAAATCTCACAGAAAGATATAGTAATTCAGGCTGCACAAAGACAAAAATATATTGATCAAGGTCAAAGTTTAAATATTCTAATACCTCCGTCTACTAAACCGAAAGAAGTTAGCGAACTTATGATTTTCGCATGGGAACAGGGAATCAAAAGTCTATACTATCAACGCAATTCCAACCCTGCTCAGGAATTAGCACGTTCTATATTAACGTGTAGTTCTTGCGAAGGATAATATGATACATACACATAAACTAGAACGTCTTAGTGAAGATGAAATGACGGTTTTACTCTATTGTGTAAATGACGGAGAGATAGAAGATCCGCTAATTGATAGAGAACATATATCATGGATTAAGCCTGACTATGCGTTTAAGATGTTGAATGTATATGCAGCTAAGTTAAAAAACCCCACAAAGGTAAAGCAAGTACAAGACATAGCAGATAAAATCACAAATCCATAAATTGCAATTATAATATATTAATTAATATATAGAGTAGAAAAGGAGTTTATTATTAAATAATATACTCCTTTTTTTATATGAAAATGGATAAATAATTATATGGAAAACTTCAAATTATTTTCTAGAATGTTTTTTTATGTATTTGTTACTACGGTAATTACGTTTGTATCGTTATTAGATACCGTGGATAGTCATCATATATCGGATGTAACCAATTTAGATTGGATTAAAATGGGCCTGAAATCTGTAGTACCGGGATTAATATCATTAAAAGCCTTCCTAGATACTACAGTTAATAACCACCAAAACTCACAAGACGAAAATTCTCTATAACGATATGTTACAATTACAGCAAATATTAAAGGATAATGTAGGATGGATATATTTTACATTATCTTTAGTAGGAGTGTTGTATACGTTTTATAGGTTTTCTAGTAAGAAAATTAAACAGGCAGATTGGTATAATGTATTAAGATTGATATCTGAAACACCGGAAACTATAGTACAGATCAAAAATGGACAAACTCAAATATACAATGAAATTAAATTACAGAGAAAAATTGTAAATTCTATATTAGATACTTTAGAATTAGCTCAGTTTATTTGTGATTCTGAAGGAAAATGCATAAAAGTTAATAACAAATGGATGTCCTTGACGGGATTATCAGAAGACGATGCACATGGACACAGTTGGTTACTATCCATCCATCCTGAAGATAGACAATCTATACAGAAAAAATGGCATAATATGTTAGCATATGATACACCATTCGAAGAAACTTTCCGCTATCAACATAGAATTACCCAAGTAATCACTAAAGTAAAATGTACTGCGACTGATGTAGACGATGAAACGGGCAAAAGAATCTTCATACTTGGACTTTCTCGTGTTTTATAATAAATAAATATATGAGAAAATATTGGGGATCGGAAGAATATGAGGACGAACCAATTAAAGAAACTTCTTCCGTACCACCAACCTCTGATTTGTTGCTACCATCAGGATCTATAAAGGTATTAGATAATACCATACATTTTTATGCCGAAATATCCGGTGCTTCATGTAGTGAATTAAATCGTATTCTACGAGAGTTGGATATAAGAATGCAACATGCTAAAATTACAATGGGAGATCAGGAGTTTGATCCAGTAATACATGTAAGAATTCACAGTTATGGGGGAGATGTATTAGCAGGATTGGCTACTGTGGACACTATTCGAACAATGAAAACTAAAGTTTATACCTATATAGAAGGTGCTGCTGCTAGTGCTGCAACTATTATCAGTATTGCTGGCAAAAAAAGATTTATTGGGAAAAATAGTTTCATGTTGATACATCAAATTAGTGCTGTTTGTGCAGGAACTTTTGAACGGTTAGAAGATGAACAAGAGAACAACAGAAGAATGATGAATACTATAAAATCTTTATATAAAGAATATACAAAGATACCTATGAAAGAGTTGGATATTATATTAAAACGAGATATTTGGTTCGATGCTGCCACTTGTTTGAAGTATGGTTTAGTAGATGTAGTATTGTAATAAATATCTTGTATTTTTTACAATACTGTGGTATAGTATAAGGCTATGATAACCGCTAGAATTATAGCAGATTCTTGTTGCAGTGCAGTAGAAGGCAAACGTATTACATCATTCATATTAGAATATCCACGATGGATACATGCTGAGTTGTTGACACACAGAATGTTTTCTAGGAATGCCGCTTCAAGTAGAGCGATTCCAGTTTCTAAATTTATTGAAGATGTATTAACCCAACCGGCAATGCCTGTACATTGGGGTGCAAACCAAAAAGGGATGCAGGCAGATAACGAAGTAGATGGTGATACCAAAACCAAAGCCATGCTGATCTGGCATTCGGCTAAAGATGCCGCAGTTGGATATGCATCACAACTGAATGAACTTGGAATCCACAAACAAATAGTGAATCGGTTGATGGAGCCATTTTTTCACATTACTACTTTAGTAACCGCTACAGAATTTAAGAATTTTTTCAAACTTCGAGCACATAAAGCAGCCCAGCCAGAAATTCGAGAATTAGCATATAAAATGTTAGAACTATATGAAAACAATATTCCACAAAAAAAGGATTTCGGAGATTGGCATATCCCTTTTGGAGATCAATATCTTACTGGATTATCTATTGGACAACAATTAAAAGTTGCTACTGCTAGATCGGCAAGAGTTTCATATAAAAATTTTGAAGGAGAAATTAATTTGGAAAAAGATTATCAATTACACAACACTCTTTTGGCAGAAGGTCATTTTAGTCCATTCGAACACTCCGCTATTTGCGAGGTAGGTGTACATGATAATTTCGATTGCTGGAAATCGTATAGAAACATTATCAAAAAAGAATTAAAGGATAATGTATGGAACAACGACATAGAGTCTGTATAGATTTTTATGCCAGTTATCAACCCGCAATGGTAGAGAGATTCGGAAACTCCTCTGCATCATTAATGGAAGAGTTTAATAAAGAACTTGGTTTAGAAATTTTCACACACTACGAACTACCAGACGAAGAAATTACAGAATTTGTAATAGTAGATCCAAAGCTTTTCATGTTGGCTCAAATTAAATATGGATTTTGAACTTATCCTACCGGAGTCTTATATCCATGTTGAATTGGGGCTGCGGTGCCTACATTGCCTGAATTCAGGATAGAAGCTCTCTGTCTCATCTGTTCGTTGCCAGTAGTGAAAGATAGCGGAACATTGTTGAATGGATGTTCGTGAGGATACACAAATACGGAATATTCTGGGTTTGTAATCAAACCAGCATTTCCAACATTGGAAGCTACTGTCGTTCCTCCATCCGGACATACCATAACCGGTATTCGATCTGGCATACTCCATCCTTCTTTTTCTATACAAGTAAAAATATTACAATCTTGTATGCTTTCGTATAATCGTTTAATATAACTAACATCAGCAAATCCAATAATAGCACCACCACCGGCACCCTTAGATGAACCATCTGCTCCAGCTCCAGTCATAAGTTGACCGAAGCTTCCCATGCCACCACCCGTATATTGAACTTCGGCTGGACAAGTAATGTGATTTAAATATAACTCACCATCTACAAATGCACATCCATTAATAATAGCATTTTTTGCTACTCCTAAGGTAGCATTAACTACAATTTGATTAGGAGATTCTAGGGTAACAGAATCAGCTTTTAAAGATATATTATGTTTAGCTCTGATATTAGTATTTCCATTACCAGAACTAATATTTACTTCCTCTGAGGCAGTAATAAGAGTTCGACCACCAGAACCTAACTTCATATTTCCGAGAGTAGATATATTAGCCCCTCCCGCGCCAACAGATAAATCATAACTATTACCTACATTCAAGGAATATGATCCACACGGAAATCTAGAGTTTTCTACCTCTTCTGTATATGAAACTGGAGAATGATTTACAAAAGATCCTTTACCTTCGATAGCAATAGATTTTGGTCTAAATTCTCCAGAATTATCTTTCCTTAAACAAGGAAATGTATTTATTACTGCACCTATTGATTCGTGTTTATCCTTTTCATATGAGATTATTTGATTCCCTCCAGTAGTAATACTAGATTCTATAGGAATAAGATTTTCGGAAACTTTCGTTAAAATTTCCGAATGGTTCTCTTTGGAAGTTTTTTGAGTATTTACTATATGAACCTTTTCCGACATCTTATTACTTGCTGCTTGTTTTTTATAAACACTAGGTTGTGTCGAAGCTACTGGTATATCCCCAGTTGGAGTAGAGACTGGAGGCAGGACTTTAGGTTCGGGTTCTTTAGGAACCACAGCTTCGGATGTAGTAGTTCCAGAATCACTATTGGGTGCAGTAGCTTCTTTAGTTTCTGGTATAGTGGTAGGAATTACTTCTGGAGTTGGTACGGGATCTGGGGTAATGGTTTTCGATGTTTCTCGCTTTTCTTCCTCTTTATTTACTTTATTAGAATCTATTAACTTTTGTTTGTAACTTTCACAATCTGAATAATTAGGCGTGTCCTTATCACCATCTACAACCATTTGATCTTCTTGTTCTCTACACTGCATGTAACGCTTTTCAATTAAAGCATCTGAATATATATATTTAGATGCTGGTATTGGGGTTACATGAGGACTAGTATTAGGAGCACTTTCGGCTTCTGCTTTCCATTGAGCACTATATGCAGCCATTTGTTTTTTGGCTGTTGCGGGATCTTCACTCAACTCCACTATCCTTCCTTGATATCTAGCTTTCATACTTGTATTTACTATCTAATAAACTATGTTCAACCTATTTAACTCCGAGTTCTGAATGCTGAACTTTCTTACTATACTCCGAAGGATTCATACCTTTTAGTAGAGTAGTCCAAGATTTTACTAACGTAAGTTTAGTAGGATGAGAAAAAGTACTGTTCGGTCCATTTTTAGAAGCTCCGGAATTAGTAGGATCTTCTATAATTCGAACTTGTTGAGAAAAATTTGCAGCATGTACAAATGCGGGTTTTGCAGTATCTACCCAATCATCATAAAAGGTTTTATTATCTGGATCACCATAAGTTATATAATGATCTCCTCTGTAAATTTCGTGGTTATCCCCTTTTACGATTATGCCTCTATCCCCTTTTACTGTATGACTTTCTTCTTGATTTATAATGGTAGTCTTATTTTCTGCTACCACTTCGGCAGTTATATGATTACCTATTTCATAAAACGAACCACTAAAATGTGATATTTTTATTTTTTCGAAATCATCAGTTTCTATAAATTCCAAAGAACCTGCTTTAGAATTGAAAACGGTTTGTCCTGTAAAAAAGAACGGTTCGCTATCTGGCATGGATTCGGCTCCAGCAGGATAATGTAAACTTGGATTACTGCCCTGAGGATTAGTAACACTGTTCCAATCTTGTTTATCAAATGCATATCCCATATACACAGGATGATCCAAATTTCCATTTTCGAAAAAGGTCCAAACATGTGATCCTACACGAGGAACAGAAAACATGCCTTTGGTAGCATTATTAATAGGAGAAGGAGCTAAAGATTCATTATAAACGTCACACAAACCCGTCTTACATCCTTCACCAAAACCGCCTTGAATACCATTCATCGACATGGTAGCTTTAGGAGAAACTGATTCTCCTGTAGGAGTGATACTATCTTCTCCTAGAGGTTCTCTCAGTGCTCCTCTGTGCCCCTCTCCTACCGTAGCAATACCATTTTTGGCATCATATACACCTGCGGTTCCACCGCCGATTAATGGGCTGGCTTGTTCTGCCCATAATAAAACTTGATTAAATTTTTTTAAAACTTCTTTGTCGAAGAATGTTTTGATATTATCACCACCAACAAATCTAGCTTGATGCACTTCTGGACTAAGTCCAGAATCTCTTGCCAAATGTGATGTAAATTCTGGTATAGCTATCTTTACTCTTCCTCTTCGTTCCGGATCATTATTCTGTGTTACGACTCCCCTAAAAAATCCGTAATGTTTTTCTTCGAATGAATTTCCCATATTACATTAATAATTTATTTTGTAAAGTAGCTTTTTCAAGGAACTTGGTATTTCTATCAACAAAAGTATCGATTATACCATTAGATTTAAATGCTTGTTTCGAAACATTATCTGCGATATTTCCGATGTGTTTATCAGCTTCCATTGCAACTTTATTGGATACTTGTTTTATTGCAGATTGTGCTAAACAATTTAACATCTGCACTGCCATAGAAGAACAATCTTGTCGGTTTTGAAAATAATTATTAAGATCTGTAGCTTTATCTATAATAAGTTGTGTTTCTATTAATATATCTGTAAGATCATTAATTATACCTCTTATTTTTCGTAAAGGTGATAGAACAGAATCTATCATTTGATTTACTCTATCCGTAATAACTTCTGTTACAGCATCGATAATAGCCGATATCATTCCTACTGCTACTCCAGCTAACCCTTGTATTATAGTGGAAGGACTCATTGCTGCACCAAATATAGATTGTTTTAGACACATCAAGCCATTTGAGGCTGATATTAATCCATCTACATTTTTATTAACAGGATACAGTATATTAGAATTTGTTCTATTGAGTAATAGCCCCATAAAAATATTTAACCATTTAATAAAAAAACCCCACTATTTCTAGTGGGGTTTTTAATAAATTGTATATTAGATTTCTACTGCAAAATGCCTACGTTCTTCTGGACCTCTATCATCATTGGTAATAGCAGCAGTTAGAACTTGAGTGGCAGTACCGGTAACTACAGTAAATGCGGTAGTAGATCCATCCGTAAAATATAGAGCAAAAGTTTGTCCATTATATTTAGGATGTACCTTTACTTGGGCTCCACTTGCTCCGGTAACCATAGTAAGGGTAGTTGTTGCAGCACTAACTCCAGTTACTGCATTATATAATATACCAGCAATATCATATACAGTTCCGTTCTTATTAAACTTAGGGGTAGCAGAAGGTATGTAAATAACAGAATTATCCGAAGCTGATAAGCTAGGTCCAATCTTAGCAGGAGTTTCAGTAGTTACGTCAAATACATAATAGTCATAATTAGCCATAATATTATTTATTACTTTTTTGATTTTTTAATTGTCTTTTTTTCAAATATTGTACTAAGTTAAAAAGTTTTTGTTTAAATTGTTTCCAATATCTATCTGATATTTTTATATTTTTAGGTGAATTATTAGGCGGTAACGAGATAGTCTTTAAAAAATCCATTTTTGTAATAAATATTTCTCTAAGATAACTCATATATATTTCATGATCTTCTTCTGGTTTATTTAAAATATATTTCAAATACATAGAATTGAAAAATTTATGCATTTTTGATTTTGGGTATTTTAAAACGGAATCTAATATATATAAAACTTTATCTTTATCTATGTCTTTTCTTTCGAAAAATCTAGTAATAATATACGATAATTGAGTAGCATTAGCTTCGAATTCTGAAGGTTCTGTATAATATATAAAATTTTCTTCCGAAGATAATTCCTGACTATTTGAAATTTTTTCAGCAGCCTTATAATATTCTGGCGATGCTGTTTTATATTCTTGTATAGCATGAATTACTTCATGAGCTAAAATAGATAAACTAGTCTCTAAATCTCCAAATATAGTATCGAATGATATTATTATATGTTCATTATTAACACCATCTTCTTCTATATAAGAACCTCCACTACCAGTCTCACTGATAAAAATTGGTATTTCTTTGTTAAGTGTTTTTCCTAGATGAATATAACCTATAAATATAGATTTATATTTCGATTTGCTGATCATTTTTTTAACATTTTGTTTAGATTGATCCAAAGTAAGATTTGATAACTTACCCCTTCTAGCAATATGTGTATTAATAAACGCGGTAACCAATCGTTTTATTTGATTTTTAATATCATAAGATAATGGTGTAAACCTAGATTCATTAACTAGCATAAATATATTTATGAACTTTGAACAATTAATCGATTTTGATGTGCATCTGCTTCTATATTAGGATTAAATGATTTCCAATTTCCTAAATGCCCTAACTTTAAGTGACACCCTTCGTCACCTTTTTGTTCACATAAAGTTATTAAATTGCTTTGTTCTAGTTCTAATTCTGGGTGTAAATGAAATGGTTGTTTGTGATGAACTTGTAAATGTTTGGTAATTCCACAAGCAGCACATTCTGGTTCTAATTTAAGATGATTCTTTCTTATAGTTTCCCAATGGGGAGATCTTAAAGACAGAGGTTTACCTTGTAGTTTTTCTTTAATAGCATTTATTAATCTTCTCATATTAATATTTAATACGAGAAACAAAAAACCCCACAGATTTCTCTGTGGGGTTTTTTTAAACTTAACTACTGTATATAACAGTTTAGAAGTAGGTCGCTTGATTACCGGGGGTAAATGCCACGCCAAGATCCTTGAGGATGATGGTGTGATAATAGAGGCTTGCGCCAAAGATATTATCAACAACGCCATAACGGGTCAATAGGCCAACGCGAGGTGCGAAGTCATTTGGTCCGATGGTACGTTGAATCATCACAGGGATGTATGGGCAGTAGATAATGCCAGAATCATAGAACTCAGTTCCTTTGTAGCCTAATAGTGCATATTCAATTCCAGTGGAAGTTCCATTGGAATAGCCA